GGGGGGAGCAGCTGCAGGCGTGAGCCTGACAGGTTGTATGAAACGAAGCCCACAGCTAGAACAAGGACCAGGAGGAACGCGAGGAACTCGCGCAACATCAGGTCACCTGGACTAGCTGGTCGAACAGCTCCGGGGACGGACCGGTGGTTACCGGAGCCACGGAAGTCGAGACGTTGTTGCCAACGTTGATCGACAACTGTCGACAGAGACGGCGCGACGCTTGCGTCGACCGCTCATGGAAAAAGCCGACCACTTCCACGGTATCCACAAACGCCACTTTAGGTGGCGCCGTGTAACCAGAGGAGTTTTGCCCAGACACGGATTCCATTACTGGAACCTCCGTACGCTGAGAGACCCTCCACACACCGCTGGGCAGCTTCCGTTTCGTCATCGTGACGCGCACTTGCGCGGCGTCAGGGACGGTGGAAAGTTGCTCTTTCCAGGTGGCACGAATTGTGCCATCTTTGTCGCGGTAGACCCCATCACCAACGAGGGTGTGGGATACGGGGGTGCTAGCACCGTCAAACACGGTGATGTTGGCTTGTTGACCCATAGTGGATCTCCTTTGGAAAAGGAAGGGACATAATCCCGCCCTTGGTTGCTAGAAATGCTAGCACATTCCACGAGTCGTCGTGGGGCGTTTTGGTCACTTCGACCAGTAATGCTCAGGGAGGATCGCTGGGCGACCCGTGAGCATGCCACGTTGCCTGGGAGAGAGATTCACACCTGGTTTGGTGAAAATCTGCGTCATCAGGGCGATTGCGTTGGCGCAATGTTGCCAAGAAGCTATCTTTGATAGCGGCTTGACTTCCGGCATCGGAACCTTCAGAGACGAACTGATCGTTCGCGAGAAGGTCATTCGGTCGTACAACATGCTTGGCTGAGGCCAAGCAGTACGCCAGAGCCAACCCTTGGCTCCGCGGCGGTAATCAACGTCGCTCGATTTGGAGCTAGTGATAGTCCGCTTTTTGTCCGAATAGACAAAGGTACCTCTGAGTCGTGACGCGAAAGATCGCGCCTCCAAGTAGCTGCCAATTGGTATGAACCAATCTGCTACAAAGGAGAATGGGAGAAGTTCCCAAGCAACGAGTTCAGGGTCCTGTAGGCCGAGTTTCTGTAGTGTGGTTGGAAGGTCGCCTTCGGCGATCCTCGCAATCAGCGTCCGCTCATGAATGTAATTCAAGCGCTGACGACAGAACCCAAATCCCCCAGCCCCTCCCGGGGAGGGAGACTGGCCCCACGCGAAAGACGAAAGTTTCTTGCGAACCTTGTACGACTTGCGAGCAGGGACGGTCAAATGATGTGCAAGGGCCTGAGCGGCACCTTCTGCATCATTAAGCAGCGGTAACCAGCCGTACTGGAGTTCAAGCCAGATAGACGAGGTATTCCGAGCATCACCTTTAAAGTTAGGGTATTTTCCGTCGGACGAGAGTCCGAGTTGGCGGTGACCCTTTAGAGGGGTGCGGCTCGTTCCTTCGAACAGAGCGCGCGCCGCCCCAGTGATATCCCCACGCTTGGCATGATAACCGGCTTTGGCGATGCGAATCGCACTATCGCCGATCATCTTGACAGTTTGGTGGGATTCACCGAGGAAAACTGACATATTGAAGTCAGACCCTTGGAGCTTCTCACGAAGCTTGGCGACGAGCTTGATCTCGTCATTAGCCGTGAATAGGCTAATGTTGGAAGTGTTCGCACCTGTCATGGAATTCGACAGGGGAGCCCACCACGCGTTAGACAAATAAGGATGCATTTGCATGCCATCCTGTTGGTTCTTAAACGTGGTGACCGTGTAAGGGTTGTCAGGAGGTCGTCGGCGACGGATATCCGCCGCACGATCAGCCTCTGACCACTCAAACGGAACATTCCAGACGAACTTTTTAAGGTATCGTCCGCGTCCATTTTCCCGATCAACTTCTCGGTACGTGATGTACTTTTGACGTTTCGGGCGAGGTACGGGGGGCGAGTCGGCACCGGTCCAGGACCGTGTGTGCTCCAACCCAGCCCTGCCACCATTGATGGTGACGTAGGACCCGCGATTCCAAGATCCAGTAGTCAAGTATGACCTTTCTACTGCCTCTGGCAGTCGTAGTTCTTGCGAACCACAACCGCTCTACTGCTTTGCAGCAGCAGGCCCCCGGTTCCAACCGAGGACTTGCGCATGTGGCGCCGTAGTTCACTTTAGAGAGCTTTTGGCCCTGAAAAGGACGAACCAAGAGAAATCCC